GCGCGTACGGCGAGCCTCAACAGTCTCTCACGGATTCTGTTGAGGTGCAGACTTTCTGTATTGTCGTACAGCGAAGTCTGGAGATGGGATGGCAGGATATTCTGCCAGTCCCATTAATGACAACTTCGAGCTTTCATGAAGCTCGAGTTGTGATTCTCTTACTCCCAGATTTACTAGGTGTAAGAGGACCTTTGTCAAGGGGTCGCCCATCATGACGCCCCTTGTCATTACGACCCGCCTCAGGGTACCTGAGACGGGTTCGCCAATTTCGCTGAATACTCCAGTTCCATGGAATTCAACGAATCTTGGGGTAAATAGTGTTCTCACTATCTTCCTCAATCCTTTTGGAATGCCAGATATTGACATCCAAAAGTCTGCTATGAGCCTACCTATTTAGTGACTCATAGCATCTGTGGCGCAGGTGTAATCCGTACTGCCTGCCCACACGTCCTCATAGGTCACAGTAACTGTGTCCTATGAGTTAGATTTTATCCGTTCCTTATGGTAAACGGAGAAAATTAGATCTTCAAACTCCTTCGTAAAGAAGGAATTGTAGAGTCTCCAGGGGTGGTCCGATTGGGCCATCCCGGAGTAGCTGCTCGGGAAAGCCTTCTTGAGAACTTCCGAGCAGAGTTTGTTCACAAGGTCTAAAACCACCTTGAGAGCAATACGTCCCTTCGTCACCATGCGTGATTTCGAAGGTTCGTTCACACAGGATAGCCTGACTACAGTCATGTCCATCCTGTCAGTTTTACAGATGATATCTAAACATCTATAAAACAACTGTTCCCCTTCCGTCAGTTTTCTGTCCGGAAGTGGAATTTCCTCTAACGTATCTAAGTTTCTTAGACACGTTAGGGTATGTCCAGCGACGATATTTCTCGCCGCTTCGACACCTCCTCCGTCTGCGACTAATTCTTCGTAGGCGGCGGTACTAGCAACGTGAACCTGCGCGCTTGTCGCAAGTCCCGTTGTTGCATACTTGGGTATCCTCTTTAAGAGTTATCCAAGTATCCTTGATACCAATGCGAGCCCTTCTCGAGGGACATCCACTGGTGTCGTAGTAGTCTAAAGGAATTTCCACTTAGTCTACTATTGAACAATAGGTGGCGGTGTACCCGCACCTCTTGTTTAACCGAGGATCGACTATAAATAAGTCGAATCCTCGATATCATCCACCTTAGCCTCGTAGAACGTTTAGTGGATGAAGTCAGTGAGGCGGTATTTCCGCTGCTCACTGACTTAACGGGCATCGAATTGATTACAAGCCGATGTCCGTTTATACGCTTTCCTGTATTATTTCAGGACGGCGTATCCCGCTGTGAGTGATAGGGTTTCCTTGTCATCACAGCGACAGATGAACTCGTCGCTCAGTAAGAACGCGAGCATCTGAACGATATAGGAGTCGAAGATTTCCCACGACCACCTATATTACGGGCAAGCTACATACTGCTGTGTGAAGCACCCGTTTACGGTCTAGAGGCACTGTAAGAACCTCTTGACCCTAGAACTGACCTCTTTTTCTTTGAGGCCAGTTATTAACTTGATCCGCCCTCTAGCGGTCGGATCAGGTTTTCCTTGAAAGAAGGATTTAATCCTCTTCTCAAGTGTAGTAGCCCAAGTCCTGAGTCTATCAGGCTTGTGCTAGTGAGCGGCACCGGACCCTGGAGCCCCATGCCGCTAATACTTTCTGATGGCGTGCCCCCAGAAAGTATATTTCATCAAGAACTCATGAATTATTTCAGGGTCCTTGATCTACCAAAGGAAAAGCTCATTTTTGAACTTCTTTTGGTCACCCTTTAGGATTCCATTTAGGAACCCTATAGGGATTCTATCTGTTAGAGTGATCCCGTCACTCTACCAGATCCTTACGTCAGGAATAGGCATGTTTGCCTACCTGGCGTACTGACATGCTGCCCAAACTTTAAATGGGTCATCATGTTATGGTCTCAAGAACACTTTTGTGTCCTTGGGAACATTAGCCTTGAAAGAGTAATCTCTCTAAGGCTTAAAACCCTGTTAACCTCCTTCAGAGGCTTCAGGGTTTGAGTCCGCGATTCGTCCAGCGATCGCGAACCCTTCCTCCTCCGCGACATCCTTATAGGATGAAGCGACGGATACGTCCCCAGATATGTCATCATATTTGGGAACGATTTCGAATTAGCTGTACTCCGTATCAGCTATTCGACGTTGTATCCTGAAGTCATTCGACGACAGGGTACCACTGGCTACCTGGGTTTTAAACGCCGGATAGCCAGTTTTCCGCAAAATCAGTGCACTAGGTACCTGTTTTGTGGTAATCTGAGCTCCACTCAAATATGATTGGATCTCAGGGTCCAACTCGCACATCTTCGTACGCGAGTTGAAATGCTTCTTCTTAAACGCCTGTTTGACGTCGT